TGCGGCTTCGTGGCGAAGGTCCGGCTGGACCAGATGCACATCGGGAGGTTGCATTGTCCGGCGCACGGCTTCGAGCTGCTGCGGCCGCAGGAACGGGAGTGGGGCGTATGAAGAAGTTACTGAAGGAGTGCTATAAGACGCGCGCGGGCGCCGAGAAGCGTTGCCGCTTCGAGAATGCCGTCGCCAAGGGCGAGTTCGAGCGCGGCGACAAGGCGCGCCACTACCGCTATTCCATCGTCACGGACCGAGAGGGCTTGTGGCGTGTGCAGCGTGATGTGCTAAACGTGCCAAATCAGAAAAAGCGCGAGCAAGCACGTGGGCAAGGCGAACCACACGTCGATCAAGAAGGGCGAGGTCCGTAACCCGAAGGGTCGGCCGAAAGGACCGACCATGCCGACGTTGTTGCTGAAGGAAGCGTTCCTGCGTGCGGCGAACAGCGCAGGTGGCGGCGGCGATGACGGTTTGCACAATTATCTCAAGTCCGTCGCGCTATCGCACCCGCAGGTGTTCGTGCCTGCGCTCTCGAAAATCATTCCGCTGCAGGTCGATGTGAACGCGGCCGATCGGAAAATAACCGTCGAGGTGATCCGCCGCTTCGAGCCGTTGCCATTGACGATCGACAATAAGCCGCTCGGCCGCGCGATCAATGGCAACGGCCATGACGATCCATCTGCCAAATAATTGGCGCCCGCGTTTCTATCAGGAGCCGTTGTTCTATCACATGATCGATGGCGGCAAGCGCGCGATGGCTATCTGGCATCGTCGCGCCGGTAAGGACGATGTCGCGCTTCACTTCGCGGCGTGCGCCGCGCACGAGCGCATCGGAAATTATTGGCACTGTTTACCGGAATACGAACAGGGCCGAAAAGCCATATGGACAGCGGTCAACGCGCACACTGGCGTCAGGCGCATCGACGAGGCGTTTCCGCAATCGCTGCGCGCCAACACCAACGACAACGAGATGTTCATCCGCTTCCACAACGGATCGACGTGGCAGGTGATCGGCAGCGATCGCTATGACTCGACGGTCGGTTCGGCGGTCGCGGGCATCACGTACAGCGAATGGGCGCTCTCGCATCCTGGCGCGTGGGGCTATCACCGCCCGATCCTCGAAGAGAACAACGGCTACGCGTTATTCATCACCACGCCAAGGGGACGCAATCATGCAAAGACAATGCACGACATGGCACTGCAAAATCCTCGTTGGTTTGTTTCGTTGCTTACTGCACGTGACACTGGCGCTCTATCACAGGAACAGCTCGACGAGACGCTAGCTGAGTACACTTCGCTGTTCGGTCGCGACGTCGGCAAGGCGCAGTTCGAGCAGGAGTACGAATGCAACTTCAACGCCGCAATCCTTGGCGCCTACTTCGCGCTGGAGATGATGGACGTGCGGCGCGAGAAGCGCATCGTCGATGCCGAGCATGATCCCGATCTTCCGGTGCATCGCGCGTGGGACATCGGCGTGCGCGACGATACCGCGATCTGGTTCTTCCAGATGCGCGGCGCGCAGATTCTTTACCTTGATGTCTACGGCGCGAGCACGGCCGGCGTCGAACACTATGCCGGCGTGATCGAGCAGAAGCGCGCGCTGCACGGCTGGAAGGACGGCAACGACTACGTGCCGCATGATGCCAAGGTGAAGGAATGGGGTTCGGGCCGCACGCGCGTCGAGAGCATGGTGGATCACGGGCTGCACCCGATACTTGTCCCCAACATTGGCAAACTCGACGGTATCGAGGCGGCGCGCCGCACGCTGCCGCTCGCGGTCTTCCATCCGCGCTGTGAAGAGATTGGTATTGCGGCGCTAGAGCAGTATTGCCGCGAGTGGGATGCCGAGTTGAAGGCGTTCAAACAGGAAGAGAAACGCAACTGGACGACGCACTACGCCGACGCCTTCCGCTACAGCGCTCTAGCGTGGAAGTTGCTCCCGGTGATAAAGGTGCAGGAACGCTTGCCGACCGGATGGGTCATCCCGCCGCCCGACGAGGCGCAGGTCCGCCGACCTGGAAGGATCGAGCTATGATGATCACGATCGCCCCGGACGAACGCCTGTCGTTGCTCGCCAGCGGCATCCACAATGCGCTCGCCGGCATGTACGAGGGTGCGGCGTTCGAGTTTGTGCTCGTCGTCGCCATGCCGGCCGACAAGGACGAGGTCAACTTGCGGACGGTGACCGGCATCCAGAACGCCGATCATCTGCGCACCATCGCCATCCATCTCAACGCCATGGCCGACGCGCAAGGCAAGCCGTCCACGCTCGACTTGTTCGACGACGAGGACGTGAAGGGGCACGCATGACCAAGCTGCACGAGGACACGTTCTGGGATCACCAGCCGAACGATGACCAGCTTGCCGGCATGCAGGTATGTCGTGAGGCCTGCGAGCGATATGCGGACACGATCGCCGAGGTCGTGCCGGATGGTGCCGACAAGACCTATGTGCTGCGCAAGCTGCGCGAGCTTGCGATGTGGACCGACGTGGCAATCACGCGCAATGCGGACGGGAGCCCGCGTGATGGAAACGAAAAAGAAGGAGAGCCGTCAGCCGCCTAGAGCTGATCGGTCGGACAAGACGATCGTCATCACCATCACGGTGCCGTCGAGCGCCGCGATCTCGATCAGCACCGACAAGGTATCGGCCGAGCGCGCCTCCAAGATCGAGCTCGGGGAGGAGTTCTGATGGCGGAGCGGATCGTCATCTATCTTCCCAACACGATCGCCGGCTATTACCTGCGCGCGCGCATTCAGGCGCGCTGGTCATGGGCGACGGTCGTTCTGGTGAGGATCACATAGATGGCGATCTCACCGCAGTTGATACGCGCGGCGGGAAGGCTCGCTTCGGCGCGTTCGCAACGGCGCAACATCGGATGGAGCCAAGCGCTCGGCGAGCACAGCGCGTCGGTCAATTCGAGCGCGATCAGCCGAGTCGGCTACAACGAGCAGGACCAGACGCTGACAATCACGTTCCTGCAGAGCGGGCGCACCTACACCTACTATGACGTGCCGATCTCGATCTATCATGGGTTGACGCGCGCCGGCTCGCCCGGTCGCTACTTCAATTTCAACGTCAAGAACCGCTATTCCTACAGCTGAGGAGGGCGTGGCATGATCGGCACTCTGGTTGGCATCATCTTCGCTCTTATCGTTCTCGGCGTGTTGTGGTGGGGCGTGCAGCAGCTTATGGCGCTGGTCCCGATCGCCGAGCCGTTCAAGACCATCATCTATGTGGTGTCCGTGATCATCATGGTGCTGGTCGTGCTGTGGATCATCATCGTGCTGCTCGGCATGGCCGGCATACACGTCCCGAGGATGCTCTGACATGAAAGTCTCCGATCCGCGCTCCAAGACCAGCGACGAGGTCAATGTCTTCACCGAGCCGAAGAATGCCGAGACGTGGCTGGAGTTGATCCGCGAGAGCGAGAAGGCGTTCGACGAGTGGAACGAGGCTTGCGACAACATCGACAAGCTTTACGCCAATCTCGATCGGCTGCGTTCGCAGCGCGACAGCCAGTTCCAGATGTTCTGGTCGAACATCCAGGTGCTCGGCCCGGTGATCTACGCGCGCCCGCCGATCCCGGTGGTGGTGCCGAAGTTCAAGGATCGCCGGCCGATCCCGCAGGCCGCGAGCGAGATGGCGGAGCGCTGCGCCAATGTGGCGTTCGACCTGTCCTACATCCACCCCGCGCTCAAGCTGGTGCGCGATGGCGTCTCGCTGCACGGTCGCGGCGTGCTCTGGTGCCGGCACGAGATGGGAAAGAACGGTCGCCCCGAGAAGGTCTGCATCGAGCACAAGGACCGGCGCGATTTCCTCCACTCGATTTGTCGCAACTGGTCCGAGGTCGAATGGGTGGCGGCGGCCAGCTATCTGACGCGGCGCGAGGCGAAGAAGCGCTTCGCCAAGTATTCCAAGGACGCCTACGACCGGCTCGACTACAAGGTGCAGCGCGACGAGCGCGACGTCGGTGGCATGGACGATCGCGAGCGCGCGAAGATCTGGGAGATGTGGCATCGCACCGCCGGCAAGGTCGTGTGGGTGGCAGAAGGTTCTGAAGTCTTGCTCGATAGCGCCGAGCCGCATCTCGACCTGGAAGGCTACTTCCCCTGCCCGCAGCCGGCCTATGCGACGGTGCAGCCCGGTTCGCTCATCCCGGTGCCCGACGTCGAGTATTACCGCGACCAGCTGGAGGAACTGAACTCGCTCACTGGTCGCATTCATGCGCTCGCCGAGGCGATCGAGGTGAAGGGCTTCTATCCCGCAGGTGGCGGCGAGATCGCCGACGCGATCCAGAAGGCTATCAGGATGAAGTCATCGAGCCAGATCCTGGTGCCGATCAGTAACTGGGCGGCTTTTGGCGGATCAAAAGAGGTGATCATCTGGCTGCCGATCGAGGATATCGCCAACACCGTCCTATCGCTCGTCGGCATCCGTAAGCAGGTAATCGACGATATCTATCAGATCGTTGGCCTCTCCGACATCATGCGCGGCTCGACCGACCCGAACGAAACGCTCGGCGCGCAGAAGATGAAAATGCAGTCCGGTGCCGTGCGCATCCGCGACAAGCAAGGCGAGATGGCGCGCATCGCCAAGGACTGCGTGCAGATCGCGATCGAGATCATCACCGAGAAGTTCGAGGACGCGACCATCCTCGCGATGTCGCAGCAGCAGCTGCCGCGCAAGTTCGAGATCCAGCAACAGATCCAGACCATCACGCAGAATGTGCAGCAGCAACTGATGCAGCTGCAACAGCAGCCGCCGATGCAGCCGCAGCAGAACCAGCAGGCACAGCTGCCGCAAGCGCAGCCACAACCGCAGCAGCAGGCCCAGCAGCTGATCCAGCAGGCGCAGGGCGAGATCAAGAAACTCACCGACAAGGCGACGGTCGAGGACGTGCTGGCGTTCCTGCGCGACAACCGCGCGCGCTCGTTCACGCTCGACATCGAGACCGACTCGACGATCATGATCGACGAGCAGCAGGAGAAGGAGCAGCGCGGCGAGTTCGTCGCCGTGCTCGCCAGCCTGATCCAGCAGATCGGCGGCATGATCATACAGATGCCGGCGACCGCGAAGTTCGGCGGCGACGTGCTCAAGTTCGCCATCGCGCCATATCGCGCCGGTCGCGCGCTCGATAGCTCGATCGACGAGATGGTCGATCAGTTGAGCCAGATGGCGGCGTCCGGCCAGATGCCTGCTGGCGGGCAGCAGCAACAAGGCGGCGAAGACCCGCAGGTGAAGCTGCAGATCGAGCAGATGAAGCTGCAGCACGCCTCGCAGGAGAACGACAAGGACCGCCAGTTGCAGATGGCGGAGCTGATGGCCAAGGCGCGCGGTGAGCAGCAGAAGATCCAGAACGAGAAGGAAGTCGCGATGCTCGATTTCCAGGGCGCCGAGCGCGAGCGCGAGGCCAAGATCATCCAGATCCGCGCGCAGATGCAGCGCGATCGCGAGAAGGCCATGCAGGACGCGCAGAAGAACCAGCAGGATCTCGTGCTCAACACGCAGAAG